CAAACTGAGGGTCTTTCATAATAGTAGATAATGTGGCTAAACAAGGAGGACCATCTTTAAAATCATCATCAGCTTTTTCAAATATTTTCTTGTCTATGCTATCTGTAATATTGGTTAATTCTTCTGGGTTAACTAAATTAGATTCAATTAAAGTTATAAAATGATCAAAGGTAAATTCAGTTCCGTCTATGTTTAATGCTCTTCTTTCTACTTTATTAAAATAAGGGAGATTAATAAACTGTCCTGGTCTAAGACCCCCGCTTTCTAGATCTCGAGTAAGTTGAGTCTGCTTAGGAAATATTTCTGTGTCTGGTTTTAATTTAAAAAGAGGTAAGAGATTACTTAAAAAAGATTTTAACAAAGCTGCGTCTACAAATTTTTTCATAAAAATATATAGATGAAGTCCTTTGCTCTTAGATAAAATAGGTATGAGTGGTAATTTGTATTCTTGAATTTTNTCTATAATAGCTTTCCTATCAAAGTGTTCGTAGTTAGTTGGATCGATATCAATCAATCCAAATTTAGTTTCACCGTCTTCATTACAGGGTTGAATCCCAATAGATTTTTTACCATTTAAATGATCAATATAAATATCATCTGTAAGTTCTTGATAATTCCAGCGATAATCCCCTGGTTTTAATCGTAGCTTACCGCTATCAGGATCTACATAAGCGTTCTTTATATTAGCGACACCATAGGCTCCTCGATAACCATTAAAAATCTGTATGTATTTCTTCTCCATAAATATCTTTCAGAGGGGCGAGTTAAGTCTCCCGCTCTCGCCCCTTTTTAAACGACTAATCGTTTAAACTAGAAATGAGAGTTGGACCCTTCTTTTTTCGGCTTCTCTTCACCATGTTTTACTTTAACACTTCCTTTTGAAATGTTAGTCGAAAACGTTTTGGCTTGTTGATAAGCTGAACTATCTGTAACAGGTCCTACCTTACTTACTTCCCAACCAAACCAGGTGCCTTTATCGTTAGACATCTGAGTTGTTTTTAGTCGGTAAATATGGCTAAAAGATGCTGGCGTAAATAAGCCATTTTTCCCTTTTAGTTTTAAACCACTCATCATTGAATTCCATTTTCTACTAATTTTTAATTGAGTAGATTTCATAGATATCAACGCTGTTGATGGACTATCACCTAAGATAATTACAAAGTGAGATGCAGTTTTTTCAAGGTAGTTACCATTAGGTAGTCTATCTTTATAATTTGCATCCGGTTTTGTTTTAGACATAATGTCAGATGAAGATGGGTAAATCGCAATAGGTGCGCCTAAACCTTCTCCTCTATCTTTCCATTCAATGTATTCGAGTTTGTAAAAGCATGGAATAACATTAATGCCTTCCACTCCATTATATAACTCTCCAGTCACGGAATTAAAAATCATTCCGGGTTCTGCACCTTCGACATATTTACCATCCCTTTTATTTACTTCAGGTGATAATTGTCCAAGGATTTTTAAGAAAGGTAATGCTAAGTCTTGTTGACTTATATTACCTAACCCTTGGCTTGCATCTTCTTCAAAAATATTTGAAGGAAGACCAGCCTTTGCCTTTTCTTGTACTTGGTTCATGTTTATTTGTTCCTTGTTATTTTTGTTCTGTTGCCTGTGAACAGGTTAAAAAGATCAGAAGGGACTTCTTGTCCAGATTCCAGTCGCTCTCTGACCAATGCTTTAAGTGTCATAGGTTCAACCTTTAATTTCTGAACAGGTTCGTATCCTTGACCCTTTGCAAGGGTTGCGTAATCGCTCGCCTTGTTATCTTCGTTACGACCAAAGGCAACAGTAACCTCATTTTTAATAAGATCACCTAGGTCGTTATCGCGAAGCCATTTAAATGCTTCTTCCCTTTTCTTAACTGGGATTGAAGCACCGTAGACAGGTTTAACTTCAACTGAAGTTCCATCTGCCAATTTTAACGTAGAGATATTCATTTCCTGCATCATTGTAGGAATGATCTCTCCCGAAACTAAATCAATATTTCTTTTCAGTTCCTTCAGCTCTTCTTCTTTGCCAACTAATTGATCCTCTAAATCTTTTAGTTTAACAACTTGATCAGATAATTTATCAGACTCATTGACTGAATCCAAATCTTTTCTCTGATCTTCTTCATAATTAATACTACTCATCAATTTCTCCTTTCTCGTGTAAGTTTATTGTAATAGGATAGTATTGTCTTTCTTGTTTATCCCATTTTAATAAGTTGTATTTTCCATTCGTAATGTCAGCAGCAATAGAACAAGCGACCCCAATAATAGCAGGATCTCCTGTTAATAATAAAAAATCTTTTGGTCTATAATTTTTTAAAAGATTTCTTANTTTAAATATTAAAGGACCTGGAGAAAATATTATTTGTGAAAATTCGGGTAATAGAAATTTAAATCTTCCATACTTCGAAGCACTCATAATATTTATCTTTGGTGTTCCTGCTTTAGTACCGGGTATTTCTTGAATAACATACACGATAGCAGGTACCTCTTTAATATCTTGATAATCTATGCTTTCTTTCATACTTGACAAATATATAGTTTATCCTATATAAAAAGTCAATAGAAAGAAGAGATTAAATTATGAACTATAAATTTAAAACGCCGCCGTATAAGCACCAAATAAAAGCTTTGGAGCTTTCTTGGGAAAAATCTTATTTTGCCTACTTCATGGAAATGGGTACAGGTAAGTCTAAAGTTTTATTAGATAATATAGCTATGCTATATGATGCTGGTAAAATTAATGGAGCATTAATTGTAGCTCCTAAAGGAGTAATTGGAACTTGGTATAAACAAGAAATTCCAACTCATTTACCAGACCATATTGAGAATGAGACTGTTTTATGGCAATCCAATATTACTAAAGGACAGTCCAGAAAATTAGGTAATCTATTTAAAAGTGGAGAAGAACTTCATATTTTAGTGATGAATGTAGAAGCGTTTTCAACTCAGAAAGGGGTAGCTTTTGCTGAAAAATTTTTATCTTGTCATAATACTTTAATGGCTATTGATGAAAGTACTACCATTAAAAATCCTGATGCTAAACGAACTAAAAATATATGTAAATTAGGTAAAAGTTCTAAATACAAAAGAATTCTTACAGGATCTCCTATTACTAAATCTCCTTTAGATCTTTATAAACAATGTGATTTTCTAAGTCCTGAGTTATTGGGCCATAGTTCTTATTATACTTTTAGAACGCGTTATGCTGTTATGAAAACAGCTAACTTTGGAGGACGATCCGTACAGATTGTAGTAGGCTATAGAAATTTAGATGAATTAGCAGAAAAATTAAAAGCTTTTTCTTACCGTGTTTTAAAAGATGATTGTTTAGATTTACCAGCTAAAACATTTATGAAACGAATTATTAAATTAACTCCTGAACAAGAGAAAGTTTATAAACAAATGAAACATTTAGCTTTGGCTCAAATGGATGGTAAAACCATGACAACAGCTACCGTCTTAACTCAACTCATGAGATTACAACAAATTAACTGTGGTCATTTTACAGCTGATGATGGAACTATTAAAGATATAAAAAATAATAGAATTTCAGAATTGATGGATACTTTAGATGAAGTTCGCGGTAAGGTTGTAATTTGGGCACATTACCAGTACGACGTAGAAACAATTGTAGAACACCTTAAAGAAGAGTATGGGGATAACTCTTTTGTAACGTATTACGGAAAAACTCCTATGAGTGATCGTCAGGATAATATTCAAAGATTTCAAGATCCTGAAAGTTCTGTGAGATTTTTAGTGGGAACAACTCAAACAGGTGGTTATGGTATTACATTAACGGCAGCTTCTACTATGATTTATTATTCTAACGGTTATGATTTAGAAAAACGACAACAATCAGAAGCACGAATAGATAGAATTGGTCAACACTTTCCTATGACCTATATTGATTTGATGGTTGAAAATACTATTGATGAAAGAATTGTTAAATCTTTAAGAAAGAAAGTAAATATTGCGACTCAGATTATGGGCGAAGAATTAAAAGCTTGGATTTAGTCCTATATTTTCCCAGACAGTAGTAAAACTTCGCCCAAAATTTTTTTGCTATTATTTTTATTTTATAGCAATTTTTTTTCGTTTGCGACTTTCAGGACGAATGTAGTTTAACTCCACTTTCAACATTCCATCTTCTAGTTTAGCACCTACACATTCCACATATTCGGACAATTGTAATTGTTTTTGGAACGCACGTTTTGCTACACCCTGATGAATAAAGTCTTCATTTTTTTCAGTGGATTTACCTTTAATAGACAAGACACCATCAGCGACTTCGACTTCAATGTCAGGTTTTTTATAACCTGCTAAAGCCATTTCTAAGATATACTTTTCTTGTCCATTCTCAATATCAAGGTCCCTCTTTATATTATAATGAGGAAATCCTGAATTAAGACTAGGAAATTGATTGAAGCGTTCAAAGAACGATTCAAAACCAATTGCATTATTTAGGAAATTGTTTAAGTTTATTAGATCAGTCATAATAACCTCCTTGTTAGACAGTTAATAATTAAGAGCCTTTCCTAAGCACTCTTAAGATTAATATAACACCTACATAGGTTGATAACAAGTTTTATTATTTTCGTCTTTATAAGCTTTAAGATATTGTCTTCTGTTATTGCCCTCTGAATACGAGCAGTGGACCCAGCCCGAATTGGGGTCAGATTCTTCCCAGTATTCGAGAATTAATTGATCATAGTTAAGGTTGTAGTGAATGTAATCTGCTAATTCTTTATTGGATACTCCAAAGATTTCAAAGTCCGCCGCCTGGCCTTTTGCATGTTGCGACGTGATTTTTGAACCGATGGCAAGACAGAGCTTCTCAGAGCGATATCCGCTAGAAACGGTCACAACCTGAGAAAAATGGTCTCTAATTGGCTGTAGGATCGACGTACAGAGCGATTTCAGGTTGTCCTGGTGGGTAGGACTAGGGGTATTATCAATGCCTTTTCGGGCCGCTGTTTGACTAGCAGTAAGCTCTTTTAAACTAAAGTTTTTTGACAGGTTCATCTTTTTTTTCCTTTATCTCTTCATTAGCTTTATCTAAATCGTCTGTTGTGTATTCTAACTTTTGTAATGCTCTTTTTAAAGCAGAGTCTTTTGCTTTGCAAGCATCAGTTAGTTCATTAACCTGCTCTTTAAGAACCCTAACTTGTTCTTTATACTCAGTTATTATCTCTTGATAATCTGCTTTTGACATAGTTAGTTAGGTTTATCCTCGTGGAAAATATTTCTCTATATGAGCCAGCTTTTGCTGGTCGGTCATCTGATAGTAATTAAGATTTCCACCTTGATTTGTCACGGTTTGAGGGACTAGGCCTCCTGTGGGTAGAGTCTCCGATCCAATGT